AATGGAACCCGGTGTTTTGGGTCACCAAAGAAGATCTCTTTACCCTCTCAGTGGTTTACTGATTAGGCGCGCACGACTTTCATCGTGTCTAACTTGAAGGAAACAATATGTCTACATCTTATGTAAGGAATCAGGTTGCCACTCGGATGATTAGTATCCAATCGTATTACGAACGTGGGGACACCCATGTTCTTACACCTTGGAACTCTTTATCTACCGGCGCTTGTTCTCCCTACCCAAAGATAACGGGCGTACTGAATCCTGATTACAAGGTTCTCATCTCCAAACGAAAGGACGCCTCTGGCGCCTATTTCAGGAGGCAAATCGTCTTCGTTCCAAAGCCTGTAAAGTTGTCTCATGTCTACTTTAATGCTGGGTTTAACACCAACATCTACGCAGACGGAAAGATGCTTTACCTGCTAGACCCGTCGACAGATGAGCAGAGCCAGGATGATCTTGCGTTAAAGGATTTAGCCCTCGGGCGTCTTAAACGTAAGCTCTCGTCCAGATCGAACCAAATGAATGTTATGATACCTGCTGTGGAATTACGAGAGTTTCGCGACCTTATTAAGTCGCTAACTTTCGCCACGACAGATTTGTTTCATGCTCTCATTTCGATCAAGAAGTCAAAAGGGAAGTCCGCCGCACAGTTTGCTTCACACGCCTGGTTGAACTGGAGTTTTGCTCTGAATCCAACTCTTTCGGATATCAAGCAGCTTGCCAGCACAATCGATACTTCAATCAAGAAGTCAGGCGGGGAAAGTTTTACTGATTACGGCGCAGCTAAAAAGGAGTGGAGGTCCAATTGGAGAGGTTCGAATAGCAGCCTTTACGGCTGTAACTCCGAGCTCATCAATCAAGTCTCTCACAAACTCTCATACAGGTACGTCGCGGGATATACTACGCCCCTTCGTTCTGCCAACAATTATAACGCCTTAGATGACTTTGGGCTCAACGTCGGTTCGTTAGTTCCTGCTTTATGGGAACTGACCGCCTTTAGTTGGCTCGTTGATTACTTTGGCACAGTTGGAGCATACCTCGAAGATACTTTCGTCGCGGATGGTGTAAACACCTTCTACGTCAATTGCACCAAGAGGTATGTTTATGAGGGCCGTCTTGACATCGGTCGCCCCCTATACGGAGGCACGAATACTTACGGCCAGTCTTCCCTGGTAGGCTCGAGATGTACTTTGAGCATTACCGATCGCTCTACCCTGGCAAACCTGCCGACACGCTCTCTTCGCTTCAAAACTGCTGACGAAATCGGCAAGAACGCGATGAACAAGCTGCTCAATCTAGGATCCATTCTAGTGGGCGGCCGAGCTCTCTCAAACAAGTTTTAGGAGACTTATATGTCTTTCAACCTCACTGCTATCACTGGTGCGACCGTTACTGGTTTCACCACACCGACCTACACTGTCACTGCTGACGTTGCCCCCTCTAACAACGGGAAGCAATGGGCCATTACTGCGACAGGTGGTACCCAGGCTGGAGTTGACGTCAACACGGTGTCAAAGCCGTTTACGATGTCGTTCTTTCGCCCGGCGGTGCTGAAAGCTTTGCCCGCAGCAAACCCGGTCACGGGAGTGATCAAAAGCGTACCGACCAATACCTACAAGCTCATCACCCGCAAGGGTGCTGCGCCCGCAGCCAACCAGCCGCCCCAGATGGTTCGTATCACTACGATCATCGAAGTCCCGGCTGGCGTTGACACGTACGAACCCGAAGACCTGAAGGCAGCATTGTCCGCGCATATTGGCGGGCTCTCGCAGCAATCTACAGGCATTTCGGATACCGTCACGTCAGGTATCATCTAAATGGATCGGAGGAAGGTCACGCTCAGCAACATAACTTTAGTGCTGTACGCAGTGGCCTCTCTACTTGAGCAGCTTTCACGGCTGTTCTAAACGCTTCAAATCACACCTATCGGGAGATATTTCGTGGGCAAAACTAATGAGGATAAGTTACTCACTTTCTTCGAAAATTTGACGGCTGATCTAACAGAAGTGAGCTCTTCCGTACCCCATATTCAAGCTGCTAAACAGCGGCAACTTGAACGGATGCGTAAAAGAGCAAAACTTCCAGGGCAAGACCTAGCAAACGCGGCACTTGACAAGTTTCTTAAGTGCAATGCGGAGCTAAGGGATGTTAAAATCACGCTTAGTAGCGATGTTATCGAATGTGCGAGGGATTACCTCCTTTACGCGTTAGAGAAGCATTGTAAAAAGTACGATCCAGACAGCTTGCAGGAAACCTACACGTGGGATCAACTCTGCGATAACTGGGCCTTCGGCCCTGGCGCCAGCAATGGCGTCCAGGGATCAGGTACAGTGTCAAAGATTGATCAACCAATGACGGTAACCGACTCAGCACGACCCCTCCTAAAGTCATTACGCCTTAGGGACACCTACTTCCGCTGCTTTGATGCAGCTAATGGAAATGATGGTCTCCTGACGGTGGAGGGTTCACGTCTTACAACTGTTCCAAAGAACGAAACAACCGAACGTACAATCGCGATAGAACCTTCTGGTAACATGGCTTTGCAGCTTGCTGCAGGCCGCATTATCGAAGGATGCTTACGCATGCTTGGGTTGGATATCAAGGATCAGCAGGATGTTAACAAGCGTCTTGCACGTTATGCCAGCAAAACCGGCACGATGTGCACACTTGACCTCTCCATGGCTTCCGACCGTTTCCTTCCAGAGCTAATACGGCTACTCTGGCCACCTGAATGGTATGACCTGTTTATGAATCTCAGGTCACCGTCCACGATGGTAAGAGGGCGCGCTACTGAACTCACTATGATCTCGACTATGGGTAACGGTTTCACGTTTCCCATGATGACGATGACCATTTTGATGCTCGTGTACGCTAACAGACGGATCAACCACGGCGGTCCATACCGCTTCGTTGACTGGAGCTGTACTGGTGTGTTCGGTGACGACATCATTGTCCCGACATACGAGTACGACTCACTCTGTGAAAGGTTGAATGAGAGTGGCTTGTTGGTAAACCACGACAAGTCATTCAAAGCAGGGCCATTCCGCGAAAGTTGCGGGGGCGACTACTATGAAGGGTACAACATTACTCCTTTCTATGTGAAAGTCCTCAATACGCACGCGGACATATACACGGCGATAAACCAGCTGCTGAAATGGTGCGGGGCGCATGCACTTTTTGCGCCTCGTGCTCTTAAGTGGCTGGTGGACTTGCTAGGTACGAAGGTTCTGGTCGTTCCCGAATGGATGCAGGATACCTCTGGTATCCGGTCCATGCGGTGCCCTCGTAAGTTCAAGTACCTCAAGCTTGTCCCTAACCCTGTCCGGTATTCTGGATGGAGTGAAATGAGACTCGCTTGTGGTGGGTACTTGAGCACGAAGGGGAACAGCGACTCGTTATGGGGAATGCCTCGACCGAGGTATAACCGTTACGAGTTGGGCACTGCTAGGTTGCCAGTATCTTACCTAGATGGATGGGATCCGAGTTATCGGACTCTAACCGAAGCTTCCCATGCTTGCTTCTTACTAAGCATGGTGGCTATCGGGTAACAAAAAG